AAAGGCACTCTACCTGTCGCATCCGGGGTAAGTGTCACATCTTTGTCTTTCCAAATGGGTATCATAGTTATCTCTATATCCTGTAAATATAAAACGGCCTCTCTGCGGAATTATCCTACAAATGCAGTCACCTCTGCACTTCCTGCGAGAATGGTGATAGTGTCGGAGAGCCACCCTTTCACATCTTTGGCAAACGCCTCCTCTATCTGGGCATTCCACTTGGCGGCAATCTCATCAATGGTTGTCTGCAGGGCAGGATGAGGAGGGATGCCTCGTTTCTCAATAGAGTGGGCAATCATATAGGATAGTTGCTTGGGAGATGGCAGGTTGCCGTTGTCCATCGGTCTGGGTATGACAGGCTTGACATTTACCCACTTTTCAATGGCCCAAGGAGGTGGGAAATGAGATGGGAACACCGCACCTGCAGGAGAGGAGTCCGTACCCTGTGCGCCACCCTCCACATATTTCCAATACTCCAACAGGTCTATCTTGACCTCATAGAGAGTGCCTGTGTGTTCAACATAGCACTTGGCGGAGTCGGCCAACTTGTGTGATGCATTCTTGCCTCCTACCGCAAGTTGATACCTGTAGGTCTCCTGCGCATCCTTGGCAATCTCCAATAGGACCTGCCGCAGGTTGTTCAATCGTATCAATGAGTCCGTTTCCATTTCTCAATCTCCTGTTTATCGTGTTCATTCTTGTCCCTGCGGTAGGATATGATGTTGAGGAACTCCTGCACAGGCATATCCCATACTACATCCCAACTACATCTGCAGGTCTCGGCAACTCCATCAACATTTGCAATCCATCCCCACTTTCGGCTAAACTCATCTCCGCCTGCCGTATCCTCGCCTCCATCTCCGCCCTCTTGGTCTTGTCCCTCATCATCTTGGTCTGCAACTTGGAATAGAGTAGGATACCCTTGATTGAGGCGTTGAATTTCTGCAAAAAAAAAGCAAGCAAGGAGGAGGCATCTGCCACACACAGGGTATTGCGGATGTCATCCTGCAGTTCAATGATGTCATACCCTGTATTGTACTTGTGGCCCTCTGGCACAAGGAACACCGACACCAACTCCGGGAGGTGGTGCAGGGGGTCATCGGACAGGTGTTGAAAGTCCACATATTGGGCGGTGGACATCTTGCCAATCTCGGAGACAGGCTTGAGTTTCCATTTGCCCAGATTGTAGGTGCGACCTATACGGCCCGCATCCTTGGGGATGCTGAATGAGGCCTCAAGAAACTTGGCCTCTTTTGCCATTCCTTGGTATTCAAGGATTGGGAGGTCCAAGATGTCATCCTCGGTCTTGTCGGTTAAAATAGACAGGGTTTTGACCTGTTTGGTGAGGTCATCCAGAGATGTGTCTGCATATATGGCGCAGATGTCTATGTACTTGCCTATAGGCAGGCGGTTGTAATTGTTTATCATCGTACCGAAATGTTATATTGTCCATATCCTGCCCTCTGCCCAAACTTGGACCAAACGCCATAGCGCAGGGCATCCAACAGGTGATTGAACTTATCAATGGGGATGTTGAGGGGGTTGCCATCCTTGTCCTTTGCCCAAGTGTAGTTGCGCAGTTCCTCAATGAGATTGAGCGAGTCCTTTGTGACAAAGAGTTTCCACCCCTGCATCCAATTGAGTTGGAACTTTAGTTTGTCGCTCTTGACCGGGGCATCCTTGTCGCAGGCTTTGATATTGAGGCCTGCCTGTGTAATCTCTACAATGGATTTCGGCTCTGCGCAGTCGGCAAAAACCTCTACCCTGTTGTTGAGGCCCTCACCCTTGAGGTGTTCCGCAATCATTGGGTTTGTCATCCTCCTCTTGTAGCACACCTCCTGCACATACAGGTGCTTGCGCCTTGTGTCCGCAAGAATGCGCACGATAGCGGTGGGGTCATTGGTGAAACCAAAGTCAAGGCCATAGCACTCCACAAGAGAGGAGGCCTCATCACCTGTGGGCAGCGCATCTATCTGGGTGAAATCGTAGATGACACCCTCAAGTGTACCCACCTTACCCTCTCCGTACACTTTCCACCATCTCTCATCATTCTTGTTGTCCTCAATCTCTGCAACTTGTTCCGGGGACAGGAACTTATTGTCCTTGTAGGTGGTGACAATGGTGATGCAGTTATCCTTGACCTCCACCTTTTCCATTGCCCAGAATGTGGCGACAGGGTTGTAGTCAATGAATATGATGCCTGTGGTACGGACTGCGAGTTGGCGAAATGTCTCATAATCTATGTGGTTGGCCTCATTAACAAATAGGCGTTTGCGGGCAGGTCCTTGGACCTTGTCAGATGACTCCGCAGAGAAAAATTCCAACTTTGCGCCATTGTCATAGGTGTATACAAAGTCGGTGGCATTCCAATGGGAGTCATCCTTGAGCGAGTGACCGATGATGGACTCAAAGTCTCTTATTGCGCCCCTCTTGAGGTGTGGCAAGGTCTCCGACACTACAGAGGTGATGTCACCTGCCTTGTCGGCCTTGGGGATGAGGATGTGGAGGAACTGCAGGGTGGAATAGGTCTTGCCGGACCTCGTGCCACCTCGGTTAGAGATGTAGCGAGGCCTGCGCTTGGCGGCATCATAGATGAGCCAAAAAACCTTTCCCGGTTGTATCATATCCCTATATTCCCAATGTCCTCTATCTTGGCCTTATCCTCCTCGCTTTTGACAACTATTGTCAATTGCTCTCCCTCTATCTTGGTCTCTTTCTTGTCGGCAAGTCCAAGGAGGCGTGATATAATGTTGGCATTGAGCAAGCCTGCAGAGGCCATTTCCTTTTGGTAGGTCTCGCAGTATTCTTTGATAGAGGCTTTGACCTTGAAAAATTGCGCCCCTCGCTTGGACTCATCAAGGTGCGACCACCAATCCCAAGTGCCTCCGATGAACACAAGGAAACCCCCAATTGACACCCTGCGGGGTCTATAGTCGGTAGTGTTGGAGTACCCTTTGGCATAGTCCACCCGGACTCTTGCCTCAAGGGGATTGGTTTCACACCATTGGGCATATTTGACAAACTCCTCTGCCAATTGCTTTGGAGTGTATTTTAGAGGCCGCCCAAGTGGACTCTTGAAAGGTAACATCTCCATATCTTACAGGTATTGTCTATACCTCCCCATCATTATCTCTATTTCCTTGAGGAGTTGCTCATCGCAAGGGTCTGGCATCACCCATCCCTGCTCTCTGCCCCACCTCTTAAACCTGTCAATGGCGAGGGAGGTTTCCTCCATTGATAGGTCCGTAAAACTGCGTATCTCCTCAATCTGCCCAACAAACTTGTCCTCTTTCATTCGAACAAAGATGTCCCTGTTGCAGAGTTTCTTGAAATACTCAACCTTGACATATTCCAGAGGCTCTCCCACCTCAAGTCCAACCATACCCATCAACAGGTGGGCATATCGGTTTTGATTGGGAGTCTTGAACGCCTTTTCGGTGAGTTCAACCACCGCACCCTTTTTGAGGAGGGCGGTGAGTCTCTCCTGTATGCGTGCAACATCAAGTTGGGATGCAAGGTTGTACTGCATACCTATTTGGCCGTTTTCTTGGTCTTAACTGCCACTCCTGCGACCTTTGCGACCTTTGCAGGGGTTTTCCCCACCTTGGGTTTATTGTCGGCCTGTGCGGCCTCTTTCTGGGCAAAGTAGATGCGGCCCACATCGGTGAGGAGTTCAAGGATGCAGGATGCGCAGTTGGCGTTGGCCCTGCGGTTTTGTCCTGTTACCTCATTGAAAATGTCTGCCACTCCCTGCAAGTCGGATGCCGACAGGGGAGATGTCCAATTGCTGCGTACCGCAGTCTGCATATTGCTCTCAAACTTTGAGAGGTATGCCATTTGTTTTTGTGTGAGTTTCATATTCCTATTGCTTTGTGGAAATCTTTGTAAATCTTGTATGAGTCCGGGGCGGTCATAGGATAGTGAGCAATGGTATCAACTATGCCTGTGTAGTAGATGATGGTAGAGTGGTTTACATCCAAGGCCCTGCCTATCTCAATGGTGGAGTATCCCTCCCTGCGCATCTGGGAGGAGATGATGGCCCTGCAATCCGGGATGGGTCTCCTCCTGTCCTTGAGGGTAACATCATAGCCAGACACCGCCATCATTACATCAATGAGTTCCTTTCCCCTCTCTTTCGCAGTTGGTTTCCCCTGCGCCTGCTCTATGTCGGACAACTCTGCCGACAGGGTGTACAGGAGGATGCGCTTGTCATTGATGGATAGGTCCTTGATTGCATTAAGTAGGTCCTGTGTCATAGGCTCTTGATTGCCTCCTGTGCGGATAGTTCGGATGAGTAGATGGTGGGGAGTGTCTCCCACTTGGATTTGACTGCACCCTTGAGTGTTCTTACTTGGATGCGGTAGCGGCCTGCCTGTTCTGCAGGGATGATGCGGTATTCCTTTTTCATAATTGTGTGATATTATACAGGTGGCGCAGGGCCATCTTGACAAATTCCTTGATGATGTTGAGGCCCTGTCCGATGATGTCTGCCATAAAGGACAGGCCTGCGATGTATGCGCACAGGGAGAGTGACCACTCCCCGGCAAGGAGTGCAATGATGTTGCACACCCACCAAGTCATACACAGGGAACAATCAAAGGGTTTCCCTATGCGGCACTTGCCTCCGAACTTGGCGGAGATGGCCTGTTTCCAACTCTGGGTAAAGCCGGAGAGGTCCACTATGTACACCACAATGGCGGTGATGAGTAGGTATTCAATGTAGTTGTTCATATTCTTTCACAATCTTTGCTCTTATCTTGTTCACCCAAGTGCGGATGGTGGCGTGGGACACCCCCACTTTCTTGGCCACCTCCCGGAGGGACTGACAATCTGCGTACAGGAGGATGATGGTGCGGTCCACCGCATCAAGGCGGTTGTCAATGATGTATTTGAGTTTCCGCACCCTGTCATCATCAAGGCACATCACATCCGGGTTGTAGGCATATTCCTCCTTGATTGCCCGGAACTCCTTGACTACCTCGTTTTCATTGTGCGGTATCATCATCAATCCAATCCTTACCTGTTATTGACACAAACCTTGCTTGCACCACCTGTTGGTGGCCGTACTGCCCTGTGGGAGAGAGTTGGTTGCGGACAATACCAAGTATGAAACAATCCATCTGGGATAGTGGACCATATTGGGCAGGATGCGACCATAGGTCCTCAATCATATAGTCCGGGTACTCCAACAGGCGCAGGTAAATGTTTTGACACAGGTCTTTGAGTTCTTGCGACAGGCAATGGGTGTGGGAGAGACTCTTGACTGCCTCCTCCACTCTACATTCCTGTGCCAATAACGATATAATCTGCATCTTATCCATCTACATATAAATATAAAATCACCCATTATCGTATATCTTTGCGCCCCCATACAAGTAGCGCAGCATCTCTTGCGTGTTCGGATGTGCGACCTTTCCAACCTATGACATCTGCCCAATACCTGGCATTCCATTTTGTGAGTCCCGGTCTCGGAGGCTCGGCCTCAAAGGGTATATGGTTATCGGTGCAGAACTCCTCCCATATCTTGGAGTCTCTCTTGACCGACCCTGCCCCCATCAACTTGCCCCTGTATTCGGACTCGGAGGTCTCCCTTGGTATCCATTTGCGCTGCCGGGCATCCTCAAATACTATCTTGACCTTGCCATTGTGTCTTGCATTTATCTTATAGGCCTCGGCCAGGGCCTGCCATATCTTGAGGGTTTCAATGCGAGTGAAAGCATAAGCCTCACTATCCCATACGGCAAAGCCTGTGTGGTCACCGCAGTCTATCCCAATGTATATCATATGTCAAATAGATTGCTTTGTGGGTGTTCAATACTGAATGATTTGCTACCTCTCAAAAGGTATAGAGGGATGCCTGCGGTGATTTCACCATTTTTCCCTCGCCAATGGGCAATGCATCCCTCATATCCCATTACTCGGCCTCCTCCTTGGTTTTGTCATCCTCGGTGACTACCACATACATCCTGCGGAACAACTCATCTGCATACTGCAGGGCAAGGGAGGTATTGTCCTCTACCTTGGTGGTATCTACGGATGGGTTGGACAGGATGCCCTTGAGGGCGTTGATGGCAATTATCTCCCTTTTCTGGGCATAAAACGCCATCCTCTGCTGCTGCAACTCTTTTTCTTCGTCTGTCATAACTCAATTTTTTGCTGATAATATTTACAATAAGTTCCATCCTTTGACAAATGCGTTTGCCTTGCACTCTTTGCTCGGCTGAAGTAATCTCCAAAACTTGTTGTGCGAAAACATTTTGTCTTATTTTCGCCTTTATAAATACAATTACTACATATCTTGTCTGCTCTCATCTTCGTAAACAACTAAATTATCAGCGTTGTATAGCTTAATGTTCCCTAATATATCTGTCGGCTTCATTTTCTGTATCTTTTTTTATTTTAAATCTTTTTCTGCGGTTATCGCTCTCATTNATTCTTCGGTGTTCATAGTTCATATCTTCTTTGATTAGCGTTTCGATTTCATTGTTTCTCCTCTCAAACTCAGCCCGAACCCTCTTGTAGAGGTCTATCAGTTCATTGTAGCTCATATCCTCCAACCTCTGACTTGGCCTTTCCTTGGAGAACGTTCTCACGTTGAGGTCTGCGCCTGCGGCCTCGTTACAGAGGTGGTCCTTTTCTATTGTGCGGATACCCTTTCGGATGCACTTTGCTACCTTGGAGGCAAACTCTCCAACCTCTCCTACAAGGTTGAGAGCCATATAGGAGAAATTGGAACAGGTTGCCATACAGGTTGCCATTGCTCTCTCTTGATATTCATTGAGTGTCATACGGCGGCAGATTTAGAATGGCAGGTCACCATCTGGGTTGTCATTGTCCGGGGCGTTGTATGCCGGGGAGGTTGCCTGCGGTGCAGAGGCAGGGGCGGCAGGCCTTGCGGCACTATGGCGGTACAACTTGGACAGG